ATACTATTAATATCAGTGTGCATATTAATGATAGTATTAAGACCATAGGACGTAAGCCGCTATCGGGCGATGTGTTCGAACTACCACATTTGAAAGATTATTTTGCTCTAAACGATCTTAGCGTTGGTATGCCTAGATATTATGTTGTCGAAGATGTGACATTAGAAAGCGGTGGATATAGTGCTACATGGTACCCCCATTTGTACAGACTAAAGTGCAAACGTATTTTAGATTCACAACAGTTTGCTGACATATTAGACAAGCCTGCAACTGATGCTAACGGAAACCCAATGGTGGATAATTCCGGAAACACTACAACTTCTTTGAGAGACTTGTTAAGTGTTCATAATAAAGAGTTGCAAATTAACGATGCAATTTTACAACAAGCCGAGGCAGATGCTCCAAAAAGTGGATACGAAACTCGACAGTTCTATACACTGGCAGCTGATCCGCTTACAGGAGCTCCGCTATTACAAACTGCTGATGAAACAGAGTTAGATGCGAGCAATGCATCTTACGGTGCCGGTACTACAGAAAACAGACCACAGCGTACAGGTTATACAGGGTACCTGGTCGCCGATGGTTTTCCACCTAATGGATATGATTTTGGTTACGGTATACAATTTCCAGCAGGTGCAGGCTTAGACGATTTCTTTTTACGGACAGATTTTTTACCTAACAGATTATTCCGCTTTGATGGAAGTCGTTGGCTCAAAGTTGAAGATGCAGTCCGTATGACCATGACCAACAATGATACTAGAAATACGCAAAAAACTGGATTTATCAACAATAATGATTACATCTATAACGATATTATTATTTCGGATAGAGTTAACTTAACAGCTGGTCAGTTTGTTATAGATACTGATATAGAATACACGCCAGCAAATATCGACTTCGCGGCCTTGTATGTTGAATTTAAATTATCAGTATTACAATTTGGATATGATTGCATTGCATTGCCTATTATTACAAGTTACACCGATAACACTGTAGAAAAAGTAAGGATTACAATGCCTGTGATAAATGATACTCAACAAGCAATACCCAACGATGGAATATGGCGTGTTAGCCTATGTCGTAACAGAGAAGCTGTAAGACAAAGTCTTAGCAAGGCTCTTAAACCTAAGGCAGATTTATAATGCAACATTTTTATGATGGTCAAATTAGACGATATCTTACGCAGACAATTCGTGTTCTGAGTAATTTTGTTGTAAAGTACGGTGACGGTACACTGGTACGTATTCCAGTAATATATGGTGACCAGGACCGACAGGCTGCGAACATTATACGACAAAACACAGCGTCAACTGTTAGCAGTGTTCCACGAATAGGTGTTTACATATCTGGTTTAGATTTAGATTCTAACCGATTAGGCGACAGTAGTTTTGTAGGTAAAATGCATATCCGAGAACGAGATATCAATGCTGATACTAATCAGTACACACAAGGACAGGGTAGAAATTATACAGTAGAACGATTGATGCCAACTCCATTCAAGTTAACTATGAAGTGCGATATATGGACTGCAAACACTGATCAAAAACTACAAGTACTAGAACAAATATTAGTCTTGTTTAACCCTACATTAGAATTACAAACTACGGATAATTATGTGGATTGGACCAGTTTGTCTGTATTAAGCATCAGCGCACTGTCGTGGAGTTCAAGGACTGTTCCAGTAGGAGCAGACACTCCTATAGACATTGCTACAATAACATTTGAAGCGCCTATCTGGATTAGTCCGCCGGTTAAGGTCAAGCATCTTGGAGTTGTGACTAGCATTATTAACAGCATTTATAGAAATACAGATACTGCTACAGATAGTTATATAGATGGACTTGGACAACCAATGACTTCGGGTACTACTAATCTTACTGGTGAACTAACTACTGATGTTATTACAGCCACAGACTATGTTATACAAGTTTATAATAGCCAAGCAGTATTATTATCTCGCCGAGAAGGCTTTACACCACGTGAGCCTACCTTAGAAATACCAATACGAGGCGGCTCTCCAATTTTGTGGACTGAATTATTTGACAAGTACTCAAGCAAGTATGTTGCAGGTTCTAGTATGGTGTACTTGATACAGCCCAACGGTACTGAAGTAGTAGGAACATTTGCTGTTAATCCGTTAGACGATACACAAATTTCAATCACATGGGATGACGCTACATTTCCGTCTAATGATTTGCTGGCACCAACAGGCATCGAAGGCAATCGAGCTAACGGTAAAAGTGCTGGCACATTTGATGCCATTATTGATCCACAAACAGTATATCCTGGCCATGGCATGCAAAATGTAGAAGCTGGAGATAGATTTTTAATTATTGAAGACATTGGATCTACTATAAATCAAGATGGCCCAGATGGGTGGAAAAACAATAATGGCACCGACTTTGTTGCTCGTGCTAATGATATTATCGAGTGGGACGGCGACTCTTGGAACATTATATTCAACGCTCAGGAAGACGGCCAGCACCTTGTGCAAACTAATATATACAGTGGAGTTCAGTATGTATGGAACAACATAATGTGGGCTAAATCTTTTGAGGGCGAATACGCACCGGGCCAATGGAGAATAGAATTGTAACAGATCGTATAGTATGCAGTGGAGCATTGATGTATGCTCGCGATACCCAACGATTTTTATTATTGCAAAAAGCACACGGTAAGCACAAAGGAACTTGGGGCTTAGTCGGTGGAACTAACGAGGCAGGTGAAACTGCTTGGCAAGGATTAAAGCGCGAAATCTCTGAAGAAATTGGAGAATGCCCTAAAATAATCAAAACAATTCCGCTAGAAACCTTTGTCAGTAACGACCAAGTGTTTAATTTTCACACATACTTGTGTGTGATAGATAAAGAATTTATTCCAGTATTAAGTGAAGAACACTGCGGATGGGCATGGGTTACTATCGACCAAGCTCCTAAACCTTTACACCAAGGTCTTAGAAATAGCTTTACAAACAGAATAATCAAAACTAAATTGCAAACAATTTTCGACCTTATCGAGTTGATTTGATTTTTTCGATCCAAGATTTGTGATCAACTGCCGCTGACTGAATAGCGGTTTTAATATCTCTTACTTCTTTAGATACTGCCGCAGCTTTTTTATAAAGTCCCTGACTTCGCAAGAAGTGTTCGATGCTGGTATTATTTTTATATAATCCGTGACCGTAGCCTATGCAATTAAAACTAGTTGATTCAAACATCCATCTGTCGTCTTCAATATCTTTGTGCGTTAAGAAACTATGTTGCATTTTATTTTCTATAGAGTGCAACCACTCAGGTTTATTTTCTTCAATGTATCGCCAAAAGTCGGAATCTGTTCGGCCAGTGTTGTAGAAAAATCGTATATATTTAAAACTGTTATCGTAGATATCTCGCAAAAATCTGTTATAGTTAGCTTGATCATACGCTAATATGTTGCCATTATATAATCTAACAAAATTATCCATTTGCGTAATCAAGTGATGTATGCTAGTTGCTTCCAACGGCTCAACAAATCCGCTGGCTAATCCCATGGCCACACAATTGCCTATCCATGTATCCTTGTAATATCCGTTATTAAATTTAATAACTCTATCGCTGGCTAATTCTGTACCGTGCGTTTTTATTAACCACTTGTTAAAGTCTTCTTTAGCTTCTTCGTCTGTGGTAAATTTACTACTATACACATAGCCAGTACCGCGACGATTTGATAAAGGAACATCTAATATCCAACCATTTTTGCTAGCTTCTGCTGTAGTATATGGTGGAATTTTTTCAAAATCCTTAAACAATGGATTAGGTATAGTTCTGTCTGTGGGTAGTTGATCCGAAATATCGACCCATTCTGGATTTAAATTCTTAATTAACGTTCTTGCATACCCCGATGCATCAATGAATATATCTGCATTAAGTTCCCGGCCGTCTTCTAAACGGATCGACGTAATATTTCCGTTATCAACAGTTACATTATCTACAATCCCGTCTATAATAGTCAGTTGGCTTTTGAATTTATTTTCAACATACTTGCTAAACAAGGTTGCATCCACATGTAGTGCATGTCTATAAGTTAAGTCATTGTCTGTTGGTATTACATTATTATTAAAATAATAAGCACCGTAGTTATAAGAGCCATCGTACTGATTGTGTAAAATATCGTAAGCATCGATTGCGTTGTATGCAAATAAAGGACTATCAAGTTTGGCTATTGCATCATTTAAGGGAAAACTATGATACCATTCACTGCCCTCGTGTGTCCAGTTTTTGAATTTTAATCCTAATTTAATAGTTGCATTGCAATTTTTAATTAGATCAACAGTGGTGATGCCGACTACTTTAAGGTATGCGTCGAATACTGGGGTTAAACTTTCGCCTACTCCAATTCCCGGAACGTTATGGTCGTATACCATTGTTACACTGGCCAGTGGGCCCCACCATGATTTGATGTAAGATGCTGCCATAGTGCCGGCAGTACCGCCGCCAACTACTACAATATTATATTGTTTTTTCATGTTTGATTTCTAATTGCCTCTAACATCTGTTTGTGTGTAATTGTATTTTCCTGCAATGATACGTTAGTATTTGCTAAATCTTCTACTACGCCAACAGCGTGGTCGCGGGCGCCTTGCGGCATTGAGTTATATTCGTGTGTTATACTGTCTTGATTGAACAGGCCAAGCCCGTGCAAAATAAAAACAAAATGTAAATCTTTGAATAATACATAAGGAGACACGCCGTCAAAATCATCGGCAACTGGCATTTTATGTTTCCAGATATTTAAGTTTGTTTGTAAGCTGGCGGGCAGTTTTACGGATGCAACCTTTCTCCAAAATTCTGTATCGCGACGTGGACAAACGAAATGTAACAAAATAAAATCTCGAATGTTATGTACAATATCAGTAAACGATTTGTTATACCTGTCTATTACATCCTGGTTGTAATTTACAAGTTTATGCATTAGTAAAAACGATTGTTGGATACTAGTTCCAATACTGCTAGCTTCTAGTGGTTCAACGAAACTACTACTCAAGCCAATTGCACAGCAATTTTTAATCCAAGGAGTATCTAATGCACCTGGATCGAATTTAATATGTTGTCCAACTTTTATTTCATGTCCTAGCACTTGTTCCACTTCTGCCTTAGCTTGCTCCGGAGTTAAAAATTCATCGTCATAGATATAACCGTTGCCCCAGCGTCCAAATACAGGTGTGCTGAATAGCCAGCCGTAGTCCATGGCTTTAGCCAAAGACCACATGTTATAATTATCAGTGTCAGGAGTTTGGAATACTATGGCACTATTAGTTTTTAAATATTCCTTGTGTGACACCCATTTTGCGCCCAACTTACTAATTAAGAATTTCTTAAATCCAGTACAATCGATATAAAAATCGTATTTGTAAGTAGCATCTTCGCTTTGTAATTCGTCAATGTCTCCACTGTCTGTCAGTGTAGCATCGATAATCTCATCGTGATAAATTGCAATGTCTCTATCTAATGCAATCTTTGTTAAAAAATCATTTAGTTTAAATGTATCAAAATGATACTGCGCCACTGGAGATACATTATTTTCTAAAAACCATTTCTGTACTTTATTATCCCAGAAGATTTCTCCGTTCATTTCTTTTGCAGGTGCGCCATCGCTTACCATCTTGCCAAAGATTATAGGATAGTTTTTCTCCCATACTAAATTGTAGCCGTCTTGAATACTGTGCATGTAATCAGGCACGCCCCAGTCTTTAAAAACAATGCCTATTTTAAATGTTGCATCGCATGCTTTAATCATTTCGCCGGCGTTTATTCCTACAAAATTTGCAAAATTAAGCCAGTGCTCAGTTGATCCTTCGCCGACTCCGATTATACCAATGCGCTTTGAACAAACAATATCCACTTGGCTATCGGGGAAACGTTTTTTCATCATAAGAGCAGACACTAATCCAGCTGTTCCGCTGCCGACAACACAAATTCTCATACAGATCCGCCTTTATAAGGACAAGTGCCTTCCAGTGACTTAACTAACATATCTCTTTTCAGAGAAGGTTTTAGAAATGTTTTTGCACCAGTTGAAACTTGTGTCTTTTTAATCCACTCTATCTCATCAATTACATGAGTTCGTATTTCTATCGGTGTATCAGTTAATGGGATTATGTGAACTAATGGCATTCCTAATGGTAAAACAAATTCTTGTGTAGTGCGTGGAACTTCTACGAACGTGTGTAAGTGCAACGAATGCTGATTTTTAAAATCAACAACTCCGCCTGCTGGAGCAATTTTGTTAATCCACATTGGATTGTCATTAGTCGTCCAGTAGGGTTTTTGAATTAAAAATTTAACTCCAGTCGATTCTTCTAAGTGCCACGGTAATACTATTTTTAAATGCTGGTATCCTTGAAATCCGTCCCATTGTCCGGGCCAGTGACTTTCTAAACTAAATGGATTATCTGCACTAATAAATGAATATCTTCCTTCTTCACTAATCCGCACACTAACATCAGTCCATAGCGGTGCCATAAATCCTGTCTTAAAATAGTCAATGACTCCTGGGCAACCTTTGATGGTGCCTGATGGAATTTGATGAACTTGGCCCGTACCTGGGTTACGTTTTTCTTCAATTCGTTCACTAGGAATCTTTCGTAGCCAGTCGGGATAAAATCTTATAGATGGCAAAATAGGAGCCGTTGCTTCTATAATAGCATCATATGTAAAGCAATCGAGTATCAGCTTCTTTTGTTTGAAGAAAAACATAATTAAATTTTAGCGCCTAGGTTGCCAGCTACAGATATTCTAAAATCATCTGATGTATAAAACGGATTAACGCTATGTGTTAATGCTGCTGGAAAAAACAGCATCCTTCCTTGGAATGTATTGTCTACTGGCACAGGCCACCCGCTATGCATTCCAAGAATATTGGAATAGTGAAATGTAAACTTTGAAGTTTTATTGTTTTCAACTCCTACGTCAGGAAATACCTTATATTCTTCGTCTAATGAATACGGAATGTTGATCCATATTACAAAACTAAAAATTCCAGTATGTAAATGTGGAGGATTAAACTCGTGCTTCTTTTGAAAGTTAACCCATAAATCTTTTAATTTTAGTTGAGTTGTATCATTGAACACGCCAATGTCTACCTGTCGACTATACATCCATCGATCGTCATATAGTCTAGCGGCATGCAACAACAGCGGTTCAAGTGCTTCCCAGCATTGCTTGTCTAGAACATATTCGTGTTTTAAATGTCCCACTAACTTGGATTGAAATCCTGGAGCTGTCTCAAAATTGTCATGATAAATTCGATTAGCGGAAGATACTAAAAGTTGCATAATATCTTCGGGTACTTGAATATCTAAAACACCAATATTAGGCAAGTCGCGATATGTAATGTGT